TTTGTATGCTATAATTTCCACCAGTAAGATAACTTTCTAAATGGTTACTACTAAAGTTAAAAGAGTCAATTAACCCTTTTACTTCCATTGGTACTATGAGATTTTAGGAACTGTATTGCCTTTTCTCTTGTATCATCAGTTACAAATCTAAACTTAACTTTTGCATCACCTTTAAAACCCCATTCGCTTTTAATAAGCCCTTGATAATCAAGTGGTGCAAACTTATCATCTGTTTTAAAGTCACGGTTTTTCGTTACTTTAGATATTATATTACATTATACAACACATCCAAATACTTACCTATCTTATACTTAGGTCTAAGTCGATTAAAAAGCCCCTCAATTCCTGCTCCATCTTTAAACTCTCTTAACTTGTCTTTACTACCTACTATTTGTCTTTGTTCGTACTCACTAAACTTACTCATAGCTTCCCTTGAAGCTTTTTTAAACGATTTAGTACCTTTTGTATTGGCCTCTTCATAATGAGGGCTATAAATACAATGACAATGTGGATGCAAAGGTAACATAACCATATCTGACTTTTTAACAACACCTGCACCATAACCAACATCAAGCTTTGCATAAAAATCACAAATATCAACTTTAGGATGCCCTGAACTCATTTCATACCGAACATACTGCACCTCTTCATCTTCCATATACTCTTTTGCACGACTTAACATATTAGCACGATGAGCTTCTGTTTTAGCTATACGATTAGCATAGTATCTCGCTCTTTCTTGAAGTGCTACCCACATAGCTTTATCTAAACCTTTAGCATTTATATCTTCTAACTTTTTAAGTACCTTTTGATAAGAGTATTTAAGTGTAGTATTTTTAAGCTTATCTACTTGCTTCATCGCATCTTTGTCATTTAACAGATACTTTGGTAACTTCTCATCTACATCAAGATTATCAATATCACTATTGTAACCATCATAGATATTCATAGCTATAGCTTTGATGGTGGTTTTACTCTTTACACCATCTAAGAGTATCTTATTTACTTTTATAGCTGTTTCTTTTGCATTTTTATACAACATAGATGATAACTCTACACTTGAAGCAACACTAGGAGCAGATGCAAGAGTTGGAAAATATGCACTATTTAGATTATCATAAATCTGTTGTTCTATAAGCTTTTGAGCTTCTTCGTTGAACTCTTTTAAATGCTCATCTAACATCATAGATAAACTTCTTTTATCCCATTTGGCACGATTATTGTACTCACTAAGAACTGTTTTATAAAGCTGTGATGCTAACTCTTCATACTTCAAAATCAAACTCCCCTTGTTTTGCTACGATGTCTTTAATCCTCTCTCTACCTAGTTCATAATCATTTGATAATATTTTTAATGCATCTGTTTTAGTGTAACCAGCTTTTAGCATTTGTTGATAATCAATTTTTATATCTTCGTACTCACTTACTTTAGTTCTAAAGTATAACCTCCAACCTCTGAACTCTCTTTTTAGGTCTCTTATTATATTTCTTGATATGCCTTTATCTTTCATAGCTTCTACAAACATTTCTTCATTTGCTATTATCATTAGATACCTCTTATCTTCGTTGATTTTATTTGTTTTCTTCGTTTTATATATGGTGTTAGTGCATATCTTAAAGCATCCATTGCATCATCATTTAGTTTTATAACTTCATCCATTGTTTGCCCCTCTTTATCTGTTTTGTAAGCATATAATCCAAACTCTTTTATGATATTTGCACTTCTTTTAGTTACAAAAAGATTAAAGCTTTTTACAGTATTTATTCCATCAAATACGGCTTTATTTGCTTTTTCAGCTTTATACCCTGCACTTCTCCATTCACTTATAAGGTCGGGTCTTGCACTATCACAAAATATAGGTAATTTTTTTACAAATAGATAACTCTCATCTACATACTCTATAATTTCAAGATTAGTCCTATCTGTTTGATATATCAACTCATCTATGTATAGATCTCTATCTTTTAATCTAATATGAACTATGCTGAATGGGTGGTTATAACCGAAATCAAGTCCGATATACTCTTTCTCAAAATGTTGTGGCATCTCTTGAACTACCTCATACTTATCATAAACTAACCCCTCTAAACTACCCCATTGACCAAGTGCATAAATTTTGTAATATTCAGGGTTTTGTTTCTTGAGTCTATCCATAACCTTTTTATACTCATCATCTATAAAAGCATTATCAAGATATGTAGTCTTTAGTATGTAACAATCATCTACTACATCATCAAAAAATCTCTTTTTTATCCAATGATTAGCACTTATAGGATTAAAAGTGATAATGATTTGTTTATAATTTGTTGTTTTTCCTCTAAGTCTAAGATCTAGTTGATCGAGGTCACCTTTTTCACCTTGTGGTGTCTTTGTAAGTGTTAGTTCTGTTGCTTCTTCTATCCATATACCAGTTATACCATCTATTGATTTCATTTTCTCTGGGTCATCAAGCCCTTTAAAGATAACTTTGTTTCCATTTGGTAGATAAGTTATCTCTAAATTACTCTCATTGTATTTGAAGTCATCTTCTAAATTCTCTCTTGATATAAGTGCTTTAAATAGTGCATAAGTTGAGTGTCTAAGAGTTACACCAACTTTTCTGATAACTAAAAATCTATGATTTACTTCAAGCATACATCTAGCTATAAGCTTCTGTGCTGTTATAACACTCTTACCACTACCTGCACCACCATATAAGACTACATAACGGTTAGTACATTCAAAAAATGGATAAAATACCTCACTTATCTGCATTTGGTCTTATTACCTCTAGTTTTAAAGTTTGCATTGATTGATTGTTTTGTATGTTGATTTGGTTGTTAAATCTAGGAACTGCACCAAGAGTTTGACCTGCTTTGTCTATAGCATCCACTAAACTTTTTAACTCTCTTGGGTTTAGCTTCCTCTCAACAATTTCAACACTTGATAGCTCCCCACTTGTTGTTGCTATCTCTTCTACACAATCATCTTGAAGTGTTTTAGCTATCCTTTGAGTAGCACTAAGTTGCAAGTTATGTATATACTCTGTAACATCTGTTATCTCTTTGATTGAGTTGTCAAAATACTTCATATTTACATTTGTTGCCTTTTTTGTTGCCTTTTTAATCTCTTGTTGCCTTTTGTTGCCTTTTTCAAGTTCAACAAGTTCAGCCGTGGTCTCGATAGAGATTTTATGCCACTCTTCTTTGTTCGCTTTTTTAGAGATAGTAGAACGATTGACACCATATCTTTTAGCTAACTGTTCAAGAGTATAAACACCTGTTACAAAGTCGGCTTTTAACTTTTCCCACTCATCTTTACTTAATCTCGCCATAAATCAAACCTACGATAAATAATATAATCCCTCTCAAAAATAAAATGCAACATCAAAACAAACTTCTCAATAACCCACATCATCAATATCCCCACCAACAACTACACTATCAGCCATACCCTCTAACTTAACTTTTTGCTCATCAATAGTTTCTAAAAGTATCTTTTTAACTACATCATCTAAACCAACTGCACTATGAACAGCAGATGCAAAAGCATCCAACTGTTCACGACCCATAACTTTAATCTCATCTACTTTTTTAAATAACTGCTCTTGTGTCATACTAATCCCACTTTTTTATAAATACACCATTTGCTAACCATACTTTCAACAAACTTTATAAACTTAACAAGATGTTCACTGATTTTGGGATTATGATACTCTTCTATATCTACCCTTTGCCACATTTTATTATTTAAAAAAACTAACCAACTTTGGTAACTTTCCCCTAAAAACCTACTTATCATCTTTGCTAACTTATGTTCTGCAAAACCCTCAACTATCGCATAGTAATACTCATGTGCAATGTTCCAAAGTCTCACTTTCTCTTTTTTAAATGCTTTTAAATAGCCTATATTTATATACCACTCGCCGTAACCCTCTTTTCTCATATAATGGGGCTTATATGTTTTGTATTTAGTATAAAGCCCCATTAAATTAACATCTGAGTAATCTTTTTTATACTCATCAAAAGTTATCCATTTGTCTATATAGTTAAACTCAATCATTTTTAAGCCTTTTCAAGATAATTTTCAATAACTTTTATTGCTTCATCAGCCCCATAGCAAACAACTGCATAGTAACCGTTGCTATTAAGGTTATCTAGCCACTTTAACTGCTCTGGTTGTGTTTCAGGTCGGCTTATGCTTTTTTTGCCACTCTTAAGAGTTTTAATTCTTTTTTTCATCTCAATATAAAGCCCGTGATAGTATTTATTTGCTTCACATATACAAAGGTCGGGAACACCTGCAATTAATCCCTCAGCCTTAAATATACTTCGTGCTGTTCTTGATTTATTAGCACCATTTGGTATAGCATAGTAAAGTATCTTTTTTCTTGCTAGATACTTCACAACCTCCACCTGCTCATCGTGTTCACTTCTCTTCTCTTTGTGCATCTCATTCCATTGTTTAGCTGTCATTGATGTTTCTTTTCTTAGTTTTATTCTCATCACTCCACCTCCTCAAAATCACGAATATCAGGATATTCAATTTCAACACCATTAGCTTTTAACTCTTGATAAATAACTTGACACCCACACCCAAAACTAACCACTTGAGCAATAATCTTTTCACTTTTAAAAACTGTTACTCTTGTAAATCCATCATTTTCGATTTTATAAGCTGGGTTTGATTTTAGGATTAGTTTTTGCATTATGCTACCTCTCTAAATGTTATCTCTTTATTTTTTAGCTTTTCTAAGTATCTAAAACTACTAAATTCAAATACTCCTGTATCTGTTGATAATTTCTCATTCTCATATACACCCTCTATGGTGTCATTATCTTTTGTTACAGTTATCTCTTTAGGTAGATAAGGTAAATATAGATTTTCATCTACAAATCTACTAAAACCTATACCTTTGTCATTACTATCTTTTACTTCAGTTATATAGCTTCTATATGCTTTTACAAGTATCTTTATATTTAGATACTCTTTTACTTGTAAGTAACTCTTATATGCTTTATCTTTACTACCTGCATATCTTTTATTGATAAATCTTAACTCATTAAAATACTTATCAAACTCTGTATCTTCGGTAAAAATA